GCTGGCGGCCACGCGAATGGAACTTCAAGGGATTGACAGGCGCCACAAACGGCGCCCGGCTTCTGGCAACATCGGCGCCGGAGATCAGGCAGCCACAGATGCTGCCGATCAAGGGACGGAGTAGTTAATGAACGAGCAAGCATCTTTAGGGTCGAGCCCTGGCGCGCCTGCGCGGGAAGGGCTCTTGCCGTTGAGCGAGGAGCCGGACTACCCGGCCATCTTGTTGGAGATGGGCGAGCTGGTGCAGTCCGAGCTGACGAAGGCGGAGGTGCCGATACCGCTGGCCGCCGCACTGGCTGAGACGCTGGTGGAGCACATGCGCGAGCGCTACGGCGGGCAGAACATCTACCTGCCCAAGGGCCAGTTGGCGCGCACCACGCGGCGCCGCGCAGCGATGTGGGCCGAGTTCACCGGCGACAACTACCGCTACCTGGCGCGCAAGTACGGCATGAGCCTGCCGTACGCGTACCAACAGATTCGCATCGCGCGCGCCGAGCACCTGGCCCGCACGCAGGGCGACCTGTTCGGGTCGCAGGGCTAGACTTGACCGGATCACAAGGGGAGCACGATGAAAGCCTTGATGCTGAGCCTGATGATGGCCGTGGCGCCGATGCTGGCGCTGGCCGATGAACAGCTGCGCGCCGAGCAGTTCGGCCTCGGGGCCTCGGCGCCGGCGCGAACCGGCCACAAGCCCGAGGGCTGGGACGAGCAGAACATGCTCAGGCAGCGCGCCGAGATGGACCGCATGCAGCGCAGCGACGAGGACGTGCGAGCCAAGGCCCATAAGGCCTGCGGCGAGGACTTCGGGATGCCGCGCGTGGGCATGACGCTGGACCGCGCCAGGCAGTGCCTGGGCTACGCCAAGCTGGTGGGCCAGGTGAACCGCGCTGATGGCGTGGCCTCGGTCTACACCAACGGCCGCGTGCAGCTCGTGGTGATGGACGGGAAGGTTGTGGCGTGGAAGGGGTTGCGGTGATGAGCGACATGGATGACCGGCCGCCTCGGTTCGACGCCAGTGACGACGAGATCCGCGCCTTCGCGGAGCGCTACCGTGTGCGGGAGCCGAACGCGCCATGTCATGCGGTGGGGCTGGCTGCCTCTTGGGAGAGCAATGCCCAGTACTTTGCGCGCGTGCACTGGTCGCGACCAGGTCAGCCGGTGGAGCGCTGGTCCGTAGAACCGCAATAGGCGTCGTCCACGCGCACGCGAGGCCCGCTTCGGCGGGCTTTTGCTTTTTCACTTCCTTTAAAAGACCCTCGCAGCGCTGGCGGCCACGATGCCCGCCATGCGTTCAATCCTTGGCCTAGCCGCCGCCGTCGCTCACGGGTTTCGCCCGCAAATCGGCCCCAAAACCCGGCGCGGGTTGGCTGCGCCGCTGCATACGCTGATCAGCACCTGAGAGGAGCGCGCACATGCTGCCTTTGATCCCCCTTGTGGCCGAGCTGGCCCAGTTCGCGCCGAGCGTGCTGCGCTTCTTCGGCGCGGGCGATTCGAGCGAGGCCGTGGCCGCCAAGATCGCCAGCGTGGCCCAAGTGGTGAGCGGTGCCAAGACGCCCGAGGAGGCGCTGGCCGCCATCAAGCAGGACGCGGCGATGCAGGTGGCATTCCGCCAGCGCTGCATGGATGTGGACGCCACGCTGGAGCAGGCCTACCTCGCCGACCGGCAGGACGCGCGAGCGCGCGACGTGGAGTTCGTCAAGGCGGGCCGGAACAACACGCGGGCCGATGTGATGGTGCTGCTGGCGGTGCTGGGCCTGGTGGCGTGCCTGATGGTGCTGGTGTTCTTCCGCAAGGAAATCCCGGGCGAGGTGGTCGGGCTGCTCAGCTCCATCGCCAGCATCTTCGGCCTGTGCATGCGGGACGCCTACCAGTTCGAGTTCGGCAGCTCGCGCGGGTCGCGCGAGAAGGACCAGCTGCTGGCGTCGCTGCAGCAGCCGAGCAACTGATGCTGGATGTGTTCGACCGAGCCCAGCAGCGCGAGGCCGAGCTGCGCGATGACGCGCTGGCCGAACACCGGCGCCGCGCCGCGGGTGTGCTGGGCCTGGCCGGCGACGCCGAGCGCTGGCGCGAGTTGAGCGCCGAGTTTTGCGAGGGCACCGGTTGCGGTGCCCCGATTCCTGAACCGCGCCGCCGGCTGTTGCCGCGCTGCCGGCTTTGTGTGGACTGCCAGGCGCTTGAAGAGGTCCGGCTCAAGAGGGGTGAAGGCTGATGCAGTTGCAAATTGACCTGTGGCAGGTGATGTCGTTCGCGGGCGTGGTGATCGGGGCCTTTTGGGCCATCGGCCGCGTGCTGATGCAGCAGTTCCAGAAGTCCATCGACGAGAAGTTCAAGGACATCCGCGATGGCATCAGCGACCAGGCCGCCAGCACGCGCCAGCTGGAGCGCGACTTCATGGACTTCAAGGCCACGATGCCGCGCGACTACGTGCGGCGCGAGGACTTCGTGCAGACCATCGCGACCATCCAGGTCCGCATCGAAAACATGGCCTTGCGAATCGAGCAGGCCATCCGTGACGCCTATTCGAAGAAGGGCCAGCAATGAGCGCTGACATGGTTCAACAGATGCGGCGTGCCCGCAGCGAGAGCATCCGCTGGTTCCTGCTGGTGGCGCTGAACGTGGCAAGGCCTGCAGGCACCGGGACACCGATCCTGATGAGCGTCATCCAGGCCTCCTACACCGACGCCACCGAGCAGGAAATCCGGCGCGAGCTGGACTACCTGGAGGACCGCAAGCTGGTCAGCATCACGCGCGATCCGCTCGACCGCTGGCAGTGCGAGCTGACGCACTACGGCGTGGACATCGTGGAGTACACGAGCGAGTGCTTCCCGGGCATCGCACGGCCCAAGCTCACCGCTTGATCATGGGCGAGCGCAGCAAGATCCTGGAGCTGCCGGAGGCCACGCGCTCCGAGCTGGACAAGCGCCTGGTGGCCGGTGGCTTCAGCGGCTATGTGGAGCTGGAGGCGTGGCTGAAGGCGCAGGGCTTCGAGGTGGGCAAGAGCAGCATCCACCGCTACGGCAGCCAGATGGAGCGGCGCCTGGCCGAGCTGCGCCGCTCCACACAGGAGGCGCGCGCGCTGGTGGAGGCCGCGCCCGATGACACCGACGCGATGGCGCGGGCCACGATGCAGATGCTGCAGCAGCGCCTGTTCGGCCTGCTGCGCGACATGGACGAGATCGACCCCGACTCGGTCGACATCGCCAAGATCGCCAAGGCAATGGCGCCGCTGGTGCGGGCCTCGATTGCCCAGCAGGAATTCATGCGCGACGTGAAGGAGCGGGCGGCCCATGCCGCCGATGCCGCCGACCGCATTGCAAAGACCGGCGGGCTGTCCGCCGACTCGGCGGCGGAGATTCGCCGCGCCATCTTGGGCATTGCCCAGTGAGGATTCCTGTGGAAGTCAAACCGATTCAGCGCGCCACCATCGGCCGCATCGTCACCGTCGTGGGCGTGGGCGCTCAAAGCAACGGCGCCGTCAGCGCGGCGGGCATCGTCACCCGTGTGTGGGGCGAACCGACCGAGGGCGGCAAACAGATGGTCAACCTGACTGTCTTTCCCGACTTCGCGCCGCCTATCCCGCAGGGCTCGGTCTGGCTCTATGCCAGCGCCAAGGATGCGCTGGACTCGGTGTCCGGCGTGACCGGCATCGAGCAGTTCGCGGCGTACGTGCCGGAGCGGGCATGAGCGCGCTGCATTCGTCGTCGGCTGACGTTGAAGCCGAGATCGTTGCCAAGGGCCTGACCGCGCCGCGCATCACGCCTGCCGACATCGAAGCGCAGATCGTCGGAGAGCACTACTTCACCGCTGCTGATGGCGTGAATGGCGCCGCCTGGTTGGACGCAATGGACGATGCCGGCGACGTGCACGCGTTCTCTGCGCCGGTTCCCGACACGCCGCTGACGTTGCTTACCTTCTGCGTGCTTGTGCTTCGCAATGGCTTCACTGTCACCGGCGAGTCGGCATGCGCGAGCCCTGAGAACTTCGATGCTGATCTGGGCAAGAAGATCGCCCGTCAGGCTGCGTTCAATAAGGTCTGGCCGCTGATGGGCTACGAGCTGCGCAGCAAGCTGGCTGCAGGGTAACGGTGGACTCCATCCCGGTCGAGCTGCCCAACACGGCCGGCGCTGATGTGCCGGCCGTCTTGCTGCCGTACCAGCAGCGGTGGATTGCCGACACCAGCCCGTTCAAGATGGCGGAGAAGAGCCGCCGCACGGGCCTGACCTGGGCCGAGGCGGCGGACGACGTATTGACGGCCAGCAGCTCGCGCGAGGCGGGTGGGCAGAACGTCTACTACATCGCCTACAACCAGGACATGACCATCGAGTACATCCAGGCGTGCTCGATGTGGGCGAAGGCGTTCAACCGGGCGGCTGACGAGATCGAAGAGGGCTTCTGGGAAGAGGCCGACGAAGACAAGCACATCAAGACCTTCACCATCCGGTTCCCTGGCTCGGGCTTCCGTGTGGTGGCGCTCAGCTCGCGGCCCAGCAATCTGCGCGGTCGGCAGGGCATCATCGTCATCGACGAGGCGGCCTTCCACGACAAGCTGGACGAGCTGCTGAAGGCGGCGATGGCGATGCTGATCTGGGGTGGCAAGGTGCGCGTGATCAGCACGCACAACGGCACCGAGAACCCGTTCAACGTGCTGTTGAATGAGCTTCGCGCCAAGACGCGCAGCGGCACCGTTCACCACATCCCATTCCGCGCGGCAGTGCTGCAAGGGCTCTACCGCCGTGTGTGCCTGCGGCTGGGCAAGACGTGGACTGCCGAGGATGAGGCGGCGTGGATGGCGGGCGTGTACAGCTTCTACGGTGCCGGCGCGGCCGAGGAGCTGGACTGCATCCCTGCCAACGGTGGCGGCGCCTGGCTGAGCCGCGCCCTCATTGAATCGCGGATGGTGAAAACCTCTCGCGTGCTGCGCTGGGAGTGCGCCAAGGGCTTTGAAATGCTGC